ACCAAGCGATTGCAGCTCCGCGCGGCGAAGGCAAAACAACGATTGCGATGGACGGTGCGTTCACGCTGATGCTTGCCGGCAAATCACCGTTCCCGGTAGTAATTAGCAAAAATCAAGACGCAGCATCGGACGAACTCAAAGCACTTCGTGAACGCATCCTAGCAAGCAACGATTTTATCGATGACTTCCCGGAGCTAGGGATTCCGCTAGTCGCAATTGGTGCATCGACAGCCAATGCGAGACTGCAAACCGTAGGCGGCAAATTCATCGGCATGTATCTCGGCGTGAAGCATTTCGCGTTTCCAAATATACCGACAGAGCTTCTCGGTTGGCCTGCTGGTGTCAAGTCGGTTGCGTGCGGTCAGGTAATCGGCGCGGTTGGTATCGATGGTCGTATTCGCGGATTTAAGTTTCGATCGCAGCGTCCAACATTGGCAGTAATTGACGATATCGAAGACAAGTACAGTGCGAACTCCGACGAGTCGATCGCGAAGAACGAGACGACGATTGAAGAAGACATCGGCGGCATGGGTTCCTCCGCAAAGCGTATTGCGCGCGTTTATCTTTGCACGACGCTGAACCGCAAGTGCAACGCCTACCGGTATACCGATCCGAAGATGAAGCCATCCTGGAATGGACGCCGGTATCGCAAAATGCTGCGTCCACCGGATCGCATGGATTTGATTGAGCAATATATCGAGCTTCGGCAACTGCGTGGTGCGGACGATCCAGACGCGCGCAAAGCGTTTGCGTTTTGGCGTGACAATCAGGCCGAGATCGAACGTGGTGCCGAGGTCTCGAATCACGCATCGTACAATGGAGATTTGCACGCAGACGGACAGCCGCTCGAATTGTCCGCAGTTCATGCCTACTACAACCGAGTCGCGGACGTTGGCAAAAAGGCGGTCGCTACTGAAGTCGACAATGATCCACCGGAGGAAGCCGGGCCGCAGAATATGGGCCTGACAGCAGAGATCGTTGCAAGTCGCATGAGTGGACTTGCACGGCGGCAACTTCCCGCGAACACCGAATATCTCACAGCAGGCATTGACATCGGCAAATACAATTGCCACTGGGTCGTAACAGCGTGGTGGCGTGGTGCTGGTGGTGTTGTTGTCGATTACGGTATCGCGGAGGTTAGCGGCAACGATGGCGTGAGGCATCAAGACAGACTTGCCGATATGGAAGCGTCGGAACCAGCGATCTATCGTTGTCTGCTTAACTGGCGTGACTATCTGCTCAATACACAATACATCGATGCAGCGGGCCAAGAACGCAAGATCAATATGGTGCTTTGCGACAGCGGCACCTATACCAACGCCGTGTATGAGTTTTGCCGTCAGGTTCGCGGAATTTTTCGTCCATCGAAAGGTATTCACAAATACCAGCGAAGGAAGCAGACGAGCGAAAAGTGTGTTGCAGCGGCGAACCAGCACGCACAATATCTGGACTCGGCAAACATCTGGCTACAGGAACTCGACACCGACTACTGGAAACAGTGGGTGCACGAACGGTTTTTGACGCCGACATTCGACGAAAACAATATGCTTCGGCGTGGCTCTTTATCGATTTATCAGCCGGAAGGATCACGGCGGCATCTATCGTTCGCACAGCATATTGTTTCGGAAGAACTCGTTCACCAATTCGTGGAAGGCAAAGGAGAAAAGCAGCAATGGGTTCAAAGAAATCCAAACAATCACTGGCTCGACGCAACGTATCTAGCGGCAGCGTGTACGGAAGCACTCGGCCTGAGCCTGATAACGCCAAGCGAGGTACTATTGCAGGCCAAGCCGTCACAGCCAAAACCATCACCGCAGCCTCGACAGCAGCAGCAGAAGACGCAGCACGGATCGAGATTTCGGCAGAGGCCGGGCGGGTGGATACCACGGAGACGATAGCGAAACCAAAAGCAAGGGAGTTCGAGGCGCGGGCCTGCACGATATGCGTCGGAATCCGTCCACATGGAAAAAATTACAGTCGCGTCTACACGACTCGCGGTCGCGTTCGATACTGCAAGTGCAGTTTTTGCGGTAACACTTGGGCACAAGAAGGCTGATTTTTTTGCCCGATTGTACTATTGGAATAGTACAATGATTTTAGGTGTTGTTTTGGCCGTGCTAGATTTTATCGCATGGCATCAGCAGCATCACTACTAGCACTAATCGACGCAGCAATCGAAGCACTTCTTACAGGCGGTGCATCGAGTTATTCTATTGGTGCGCGTACCGTAACGAAGCTCGACCTCGGATCGTTATTCGAGGAGCGTCGTCAACTTCAGATTCAAGCACAGCGCGAATCAGGAAGCGGCGGGATTAGCCTTGGCAAGATGACGAGGCACCGCAGATGATCGGCAAAATTCTTGACTCGATCGTTTCGGCAGTGTCACCGCTATCTGGCCTTCGCAGGATGCAGGCACGAAAGCTCTTACGATCCTATCAGGGTGCGGAACCATCGCGAGTCGCATCGAGCCGCACGCCTAAAAACCAACCTGCCGACATGGAACTACTCGGACCATTCGGTGCGGATCGCCTTCGGGCGTGGGCTCGCGATATGGTCCGCAATAACGCTTACGCTTGGGGTGTCGTCGATACAATCGTCTCGTCGGTCGTAGGTTGTGGTATCAAAGCTCAATCGACCTATGAGACGCCAGAAGGCGAAGATGTCGAAGATGTCAACGACGTTCGCGACAAGCTATGGGCGGAGTGGTGCGAAGTTTGCGATGTCAACGGACTCTACACGTTCGAGGAATTGCAAGCGGCAGCTCAGCGAGAAATCGTCGAGGCTGGCGAGGTGCTGGTACGGATTATTCGCACGCCAGATACCGTGTACCGTGGTATCTTGCGGCCCGTACCATTGGCACTCGAAGTAATCGAGGCGGATCGACTTGCAGGCGACAAAGACACCTATGCGGCTCGATTGTCTGCCGATAGCGGTAATAGAATCATCCGTGGCGTCGAAGTGGACGACCTCGGCAAACCAGTTGCCTACTGGATTTACAAAGACCATCCACTCCAGCCATACGCTTTTACTCGAACGCCAGAACGGATTCCCGCGAACGAAATCATGCACCTATTTCGTCGAGATCGAGTTGGGCAGACTCGCGGCGTGACTTGGTTTGCACCGGCACTTTCTTGGATTCGCGACCTCGGAACGTACGTCGATAACGAACTGCAAGCCTCGGCAGTTGCGTCGTGTTTTACCGTCGCAATCAAGAGCCATACGCCAGTCGGCAACCTATTTGATCCTGATGGCGGAACGGGAACCGATGCGGCGGGCAATCGTCAACGCTACGTTGAGCCAGGCATGATTATGGAATTAGCACCAGGCGAGGATGTCGTTGGCCTTAATCCAGGTCGTCCGAATGCCGGTGCAGAGCCTTGGATTCAGCTTATCCTTCGCGGCATCGCAGTCGGCACCGGATTGTCCTATGAGGTCGTAGCACGCGATTACAGCCAAACCTCGTACAGCTCAAGTCGAACGAGCCAACTGGAAGATCGTCGCCGGTTCCGATGCTGGCAGCAGTATTTGATTCGGCACCTATGCCAGCCGGTATGGGATGCGTTTTGCGACGCAGCCGCGATTTCCGCATTGCGTGGTTTTGCAACTTCGGCGGAATTACTCGACGACCGTCGGCGCTATGCACCGGTGGAATGGCAGACGCCAGAATGGGAATGGGTCGATCCGCAGAGCGAGCAAACCGCTAGCGAAATGGCACTTAATTCGTTTACCGATACTTATCAAAATGTGCTAGGTTCGCGCGGTCGATCGTTCCGCAGTGTCTTCTATCAGCGCGCAAAAGAAGAACGGATGCGAAAGAAGCTCGGCTTGATCACGCCGGAAGAACGTCAGCAACAGATCAGTGCGGCGCAGACGGCGGCTATGGCACCAGCAGAGTCGCCAACGGCTCAGTCGAGTCCAACGCAACCACAAGAACAGCGTCAAACCGGCAGCGGCGAGATGATGGGTCTATCGACTTTGCAGTTTAATCGCAACCGAAAAGCGATCGCCAAGACGCTCGAAGACCTAGCCAATAAAACCATATCGCAGACGCAAGCAAGAGTATTTTTGTCGTCCATCGGCATGAGCGCCGAGAACGTCGAAGCACTAATCAACGACGCGATTGACGGCAGTGTGGATACAAAACTACCGGAGGCTAGCGATGCCGTATAGCGTCGAAGAATCCGAAGCGTGCCCAATCGATAAACCTTACGGCGTCGTCAAAGAAGACGGCGAAGTTATGGGTTGTCACTCGTCGGAGTTCGATGCGGAAAAGCAGGTCGCAGCACTTTACGCGAGCGAAGGCATCGAGCGTGCCAAGTACGACGATATCGACTTCACTCCACCGAAAGGCGTTCGCGAAGAGGCTCAGCAAGGGCTTGATTGGCGAAAAGAACATGGCCGAGGTGGAACAGCGGTCGGCATCGCACGGGCTCGCGATCTATCGAACGGTGTAGCAGTTAGTCCCGAAACGATTCGCCGGATGGTTAGCTATTTCGCACGGCACGAAGTCGACAAAAAAGGCGAAGGCTGGAGTCCGGGCGAAGATGGATTCCCAAGTAATGGCCGAATCGCTTGGGCACTTTGGGGCGGCGACGCCGGTCAAACATGGAGTGCGAAGATCGCAAAATCTATGGACGTGCGCGACGAAGTGAAGCGGCTTTCGACGATGCCGAGAATCAAGCGTTATTTCGATGCACCGCGCGACGGAAAAGCAGTTATTGCCACCGAGACGCCGGTAGACATCTACGATCCGCAGCGGGGCCACATGAAGCAAGTTTTGCTGATGGATGGCGTTCGGTTCCGCAATCGTCGACGGCAGTTACCGATTGTCGATTCGCACGATGACAAAACAGTCCGAAACGTTTTCGGCTCGATCCGCAACATCGCCATCGAGGACGGGCAGCTCGTCGGCGTGGCAGAGTTCGCCAGCGATCCAGAATCGCAGGTGGTTGCAACGCGATACGCCGAGGGACATCTAACCGACTTTTCGATTGATGCCGTCATTTTAGAACGGCAATACATTCAACAAGGGCAGACATACACGACGAAACGTGGCGTCGTGATTGACGGACCAGCGGAAATTGTAACCGCTTGGGAACCGCACAACGCGAGCATCTGTGCAACAGGTGCCGATCCTAATTCCACGGTAAGACGGTCATACGACCAGGAAATTGAAAGGAAAGCGAGTATGGATGAGTCCATGATGGCTCAGCTCAAAATGCTTGGTCTGCCGGAAGGCGTGACCGACCCGATGGAAATCATCAAGTTTTTGGCGGATCACATGCCAAAGCCTGAGATCGAAATCGAATCGATGGAAAGCCCAAAACCTGAAGACGTTGCCCGCGAAATGATGGGCGACGAAAAAAAGGTCGAAATGATGGCGACCGAAGAAGTCGAGCGACGAATGAAAGCAGATCGCACGCGACGCCAAACCATCTACAGCGATGTGAAGCTCGCGAAGCTCGAACGTAGCTTTGCCGAGCAATTGATTGATGCCGGTGTAACAGTGGAAATCGCACGTGAAAGGATCATTCAGAAAATGGCCACTCAAGAGCCAGTTGGAACCAACGTCCGAGTGACTGAAAGCTCGGAAGACAAATTTGCATCGGCTATCGGTGCAGGACTTGTGCAGCGTTCGCTTCGAGCCGCAGGTTTGCGAAAGCAAGTGGCACCAGTTGCTGGTGCTGACGAGTTCGCTCGAATGGACTTGCGACGCATGGCGACTATGTGCGTTGAGCGTATGGGAATCAAAACCGACAAGCTATCGATGCCAGAAATCGCACGTATTGCGATGGGTGCTCGCGGCGTGTCGGCTCAGTACCGAGTACAGCGTGATGCCTATCACACCACTGGCTCGTTCCCGAACCTATTACTCGATGCAGCCAACAAAACCTTGCTGGCCGCTTACGAAGAAGCGACCTACACTTGGTCCATCTGGGCTCGTCAAGCCGCATCGGTCGATGACTTCAAACCGATCAACCGTATTCGCTTAGGCGAATCGCCAGACCTCGAAGCGATTCCAGAAGGTGCTCCGTATCCTGAAGGTGCGATGGCTGATGCGAAGACATCGTATTTTGTGCAGAAGTACGGCAAGCAGTTTACCGTATCGTGGGAAACCGTCATCAACGATGACCTCGACGCACTCAGCCGAATTCCAGCAATGCACGGTAACGCAGCTCGTCGCCTTCAAAACAAGAAGGTTTACGAAGTGCTTACCAGCAACCCGACGATGAGCGACGGACAGGCGCTATTCTCTGCTTCGCACGGATCGGGCAGCAACGTATCAGGCGGTGCCGGTGCACCTGCTGTTGCTACGCTCAACACTGGCTATCAGCAGATGATGCTTCAGAAGGGCATCAACAGCGATGCAATCCTTGGCCTAACGCCATCGTTTTTGATCGTGCCGCCTGGCTACTCGGCGACCGCCTTGGAAATCGTCAATAGCCAGAGCTACAACGCAGCCAACAACAACGAAGGTGTGGTTAACATCTACGGTGTGAATGGCGTGCGTCCACTACAGGTCGTTGTTGAGCCGATCTTGCACGCAGCCTCGACGACCAACTGGTATTTGGCTGCCAACACGAACCAAGTCGATACCGTGGAGCTTGCGTTCTTGTCGGGTGAAGAGTCGCCGGTTTTGACCAGCGAACAAGACTTTGATATCGATTGCTACAAGTACAACGTGCGTCAAACGTTCGGCGTGGCCGCAATCGACTGGCGTGGGCTGTTCCGCAACTCTGCTTGATCTTGATTTGAGATGACCCCTAGCTCCATTGTGGGCTAGGGTTTTCCCCTAAAACAAAACGACTTTGGAGATTTTCAATATGGCCGGTATGCAAGATTTTGAGATTTTTTCTGATGACTTCAATGGAGCGGTGGCAACCTTCCCAACGTCTGCCGATCCAGCAACCGCTTGGCTAGTCGACGACGTTTCCGCAACTGGAACACCAGTCTACACCAAGGGAACCAGTGAAGCGACGCTGACGCTGAACAACGACAGCGATGTGGTTGTTGTTGCGTTGCACTTCAATGATGCGCTCGATTTCGATATCGACGACATTCAGCGTGTCACCATGCGAGTCAAGATTGGAGCCGCAACGTTTACAAGCGGTTCGATTTTGTGCTTCGGTGTTGGCTCGGCACGCAACGACACAGCGAACAGCGTTGCGGCAAACGCTTGGTTTCGCATGGAAGGCGCAAACAGCACGACGCTAGTTTATGCCGAGACCGACGACGGGACTCGCGACGTTGACGACATTTCCACCGGCGTCACGCTCGGCACGACCTACAAAGATTTCGTGATCGACTTTACTGGCGGAAAATCGAACGTCAAGTTTTACATCGATGGCGTTCGCGTTTGTGCCTCACAGACCTTTGATATGTCGGCCTATAGCTCCGGCTTGCAACCGATCATTCAGATTCAAAAGGCTGCGAACGCAAACGTTGACAGTGTTGTGGTTGATTACATCGAAATCGTTTCACATCGTGGTTGATTATGACACTCCGCCAGATGATCGAAGATGATGCTGCAAAACTTGTATCGACGAGTGATTTCGGTGAATCGGTCGTGTACCGAACTCGAAATAACATCGCACGAACAATAAGTGCAGTCGTTTTTCGGCAACTGGCGGAACTCATAAGCGAAGACGAAAATCGGTCGGTGACAGTGTTCGAGGCGCACGTTGTAAACAACAGCACGCTTGGCATTGCATCGACCGAAATTGACCTCGGCGGCGACACGCTTGACATTGCCGAGCGAGTCGACAAGACAGCCAGACCGAGAGCCATTGTGCAGATTCAAGAGCAGGACGAAGGGATGCTTGTACTGAGATGCCAGTAGCAGAGCCAGATATTGTCGAAATTCTCGAAACGATCGAAGAACGACTCAGCCATCTTTTGGCCGAAGAGATCGTGATTCCAAGTCGCGAGAATTACGACGATGGCGATATTGGCATTCCGCAGAGTCCGAAGGATAAGCAGATCGTTGTTAGCCTTGGAGATTGCACACGCATACCGGAGTTGGACTTGCCAGGAAATCCTCCGAGGGAATGCTGGGAAATCGACTACCGAATCCGATTACGGCTGATGCCAAGCGAAACCGATCAAGAGTCGATTGACAAGAAACTGATTCGTTTCGTGCGTGACGTTCGGCGTGCGATCACAGGTGCAACGGCCTACGATCCAGAGTGGTACACGTTCGGCGGCGAAGCGATTGATGCGGCGTGGGGATCAACGATGCAGCGATTGATACACGACGGCACAAGTCAAAGCGATGGCTATGTGTTGTCGCTGCTTGTTCGGATTCGTGTGGCTCCAGGTGCCTTATGATTTCGATGAACATTCAGGCCAAAATCGGAGAACTGGAAAAGGCACTCGGAGAGGATACACCGAAAAAACTCAAGCGTGAAATCAAGATCGCACTAAACGCAGCCGCGAAAAAAACAGAATCGTTGCTGGCGAAAGAGATCTACAAAGAGATCATGGTTTCGCAGAAGGCAATCAAGAAAGACATAAAACAAGTTGATAAAGCTACAGAAGACAAGCTAACCGCAAAAGTTCGGCAAAAAGAAAACGCAAGACTTTCGCTGAAGGAATTTCGGCCACGGCAAAACAAAAAAGGCGTTCGCTATCGAGTCAGTCGAAAATCGGGCGGCAAGTTTATCGCAGGAGCGTTTATTTCCGAAGCACTTGGCGGACACGTTTACAAAAGAGTCGGCAAAGCGAGAAAGCCGATTGATAAAAAAGATGGTGTATCGCCTTGGGGCGTAACGGTCGTGAACAACCTCGACAAGCTCATTGTGGAGCGAGATATCGAGCCAACGCTAATCAAGCAGATTGAGCGACGAATCCGAGCAGTCAATTTCAAGAAATCGCAAGGGTAAAAATAGATGCCACTACTGAAAAAAATTCGTACGCTTGCCGCGAAGATCGAAGCGACGCCAGGAACTGCTGAATCACTAACGGCCTCGGAAGGTGTTTTCAACGCTTACGATATTATGCTTCAGCCATCGATTGCAATGACGGATCGCGAGGGTAGCGGCTCATTTAATTACTTGACTGCAATCACCGAAGGCCAAACGGCCACGGTAACATTCCGAACCGATCTTGCTTGGGATGGAACCGCAACCGAGCCAACGATTTTTTCGGTACTCATGCCAGCGTGCGGCTGGACTGAAACAACGAACGTCTGGAAACCACGAAGTGAGGCACCAGGCACGAACGTCAAAACGCTGACGCTTGGCGTGTACGTCGATGGCCTGCTCAAGACGATCAAAGGTGCAGTAGGCACTTGGGTCATGACATTGCCGACGGGCCGGATGATTACGATCGAGTGGACGTTTACCGGCGTTTACGTTGAGCCAACATCGACAGCGATCATCGCACCGACGTACCCGACGACGAATCCACTAAAGTTCACGTCGGCTGCCGCTTGCACGTTTAATAGCGTGGCATTGCCGGTCGAGCAAATCACGATTACCGCAGGCAACGAGGTTATCATGCTTGAAGATCCGACGCAGGCCAGCGGATTCATTCACGGCATCATCGTCGATCGTCGGCCAACGATACAAGCAAATCCTGAATCTGTTCTGGTTGCGACGCAAAACCGGCACAATATCTGGACCACCTACACGCCGTACGCGATTCAGATTACGCTCGACGGTCCTTCTACCTCGACGCTAGGAATTACTGCACCGAAAGCACAGATTCTCAATATCCAAGAAGCGGACCGCAATCGCGTTGTGGTGGATGATATTGAGTTCTTGTGCACGAAAAACGGCGCAACGCAAAACGAAGAATTGTATTTTACCTTCACACCGACCTAAGAGGGTTTATGGGCTTTTTACGACCCGGCGAAGAATACGATATCGAGTCGACGATTGGACCGATCACATGCAAAGCGCTCAGTTTTCAGCAACAGCGCGAATTGATTCGGATTGTCAAAAATCTGCAAACGAACACCGACCCAGAAGAGGCGATGAACCTCGTTGAGAAAATCCTTGAGAAAGCGATTGTGCGTTGGTCGATTGGCGAAGCGTTTTCAGTGGCTCTATTGCTTGAAAAGATTAGTTTCCAAGAGGCGATGGACATTGGAAAGAAGATCACCGAAGGCGGCAAGCTCTCGGAGATAGAAAGAAAAAAGTCAGAATAGCGGCATTGCTTTCGCGTGGCGAGCTCTGCCGAGGTTGCGGGAAAACGTGCTACGAAATATCGACACCAAGCCAGCGAATCGAAATCGAGGATAGTGACGATCCAAGCAGCGTGTGGACGCTTGCAGAATGTCCACGACGATTCGTACAGGAAATAGTTGACGAAGTGAATCTGGCACAGCTTGCCGACAATCACCTACCAGCGACAGGCGGCGTACTGGATCAGTCGGCATGGTGGGTCGAATTGTGGCTAGCGTTCCGCAGTGATTGCAGTCAGATTGACCAAGACAGAATAGAGCGAGAAAGACGGCATGGCTGACGTAAACATAGTTATCGGCGCTCAAGACATGGCATCTGGTGTCATGAAGAATATCGCAGCGCAAACCAAGATAATGCGTCTTAGTGTTGAAAAGATGGCTGATGGTGTGGTTACTGCCACAAGGTCGATGACAGCAGCATTCAGCGGTCTATACACAACACTTGGTCCGTTGCTTGCGGTTGTCTTAAGCATGCAGGCCGCATTTGCGATATTTCGATTTGGCGCAGCTTCTATTCAGGAATTTATTGCCGCAGGAACGCCAGCAGGCGTGGAGCTAAAAGAATCGCTCGATCTTGCTAATGTCGCGCTCAGAAACATGATGGTTGTTATCGGGTCTGTACTGGCTCCAGCGGTGCAAGTTGCAGCAGAAATTTTTATGGTGCTTGTGCAGGTCATTGCACAATCGCTTTCGCCAGCGGTTGGTGGGATGCAAGCTATCTTCGAGTCGCTGGCACCGTACATTGAAGCATTCAAGGTCGGAATTGTTGTTGCGGTGACGACTGCCGAGGTTGCGTTTAAGAATCTGGGGCCGATCGTACAGTTTGCATTGTCGGCGTTGCAACTTAAATTTCTCGGAATGGCCGAAGACGCAAAGCACACATTTACGGTCGTGATACCGTCCTATATCAAGTGGTTCGGCGAGAACGCCTATAATCTCGTGCGTGATGCAGCGGTTGGCATGGCTACAGTGCTAACAAATTTTGGAAAGAACCTCGGCGAGTTCGGCGCTGCAATCTATATGTGGGTTTCAGGTGGCATGAAGGGCGGACTCGATGGGCTAATGAACCAACTCGGCCAGACAATGATGGTCGGACTTGCGGACGGTTTTGAGGCACAGACGCAGGCATTGCCAGAGATCGCAGCGAGAAAACTGACGGAATCAGAGCAAGCATTGATTATGCAGATGAATACGATCGGGACGAATGTCGGCAATGAATTTACCTCGACACTGCGTGATCGCATGTCGGCGCTACGAGCTCCTGGTCTGCCATCAGTGGAGCAAAAGAAGGAAGAAGAGAAGCAGAAGAAAGCCACTGAAGGATTAGCAAAGGTCGCAGAGGCTCAGGCGTCGATTGCACAGCAGTTAACCGCCAGCGAATCGCGACTACTAACGCGCGGACCTAGTGAAGGCCCGATGCAGTCGGTTGCGCAAGCCTCGCAAAAAACCGCAGAGGCAGCCGAGAAAACCAGCCAGTCGAGTGATCGAATGGTTGAACTGCTTGAGCAGTTGCTTGCACGCAACTTTATCGTGGCGGAGGCTGTCTAATGCCAGTCGATAGCGTAACGCGCATGTGGTCGAGGTTCGGTAGCAGCTTAACTCGACAAGAAAAAAAGAAGGCTCGCACGATCCGCGATTCATATCAAGTGGTTCATACTGCCGATACCGATCCGGGCGAGATCGAAGCAGCCGCAGGGATTCCGCGAATCGGCGATAACTATCCCGGCCTGATCTATGTTTATTGCGATTCGATTGAGCTATCGCCAGTGTCACCGATCTTTACTATCGTTAGCGTGTCCTACAAAGGCGAGATCGGCCCGGCAGGTGATGAGGATTCGCCACTCAATGCACCGCCGGAAATATCGTGGAGCGACACAGAGACCGACGAGCCAACCGACGAGGATATCAACGGAAAACCGATTGTGAACGTCAACGGCGAACCGATCGATGGTGTGACAATGAAGATTGCCGATAACATCGTCACGATCAAGCGAAACTTCCTCACGTTCAATCCGTATGTGACAGGCTTGTATCGTCACAGCGTATCGTCGGATTCGTTTTTAGGTTATCCGCCAGGAACGGCTCGATTGATTCGCTACAGTGCGAAAAATACGTTCTACAACGACAACCAATCCTACTGGGAAGTTACCGGCTCGATTCAGTTTCGGTTAGGCATTCGCACGACAGACGACAAAGCATGGTACAAGCGAATCCGCAATGAGGGCTTTTACGAAAAAGTCACCGATTCGTTTTCGTCGCAGCAAATCATTGTGCAAGCCACAGACGGCAACGGAAAGCCGGTCACGAAACCGGTGCTACTGAAAGCCGATGGCACTCGCGAGACGAATCCCGATAACGCACACTGGCTTGAGTTCCAGGTTTATCGTTCACTTCCATACCAAGGGCTAGGGTTAATCTGATGGCTGATTTATCGATAACAGCAGCGAACGTCAAAGCAGGTTCCGCATCGACGCGCGTGCAGCTTGTGCAAGCAGGCGAGGCAATCGACCAAGGCGAACCGGCGTATCTCGCAAGCGATGGCAAGTATTACCAGACCGACGCAAACGATACCGCAGTTAAGGCACAGGCGAAAGGAATAGCAATCACGCCAGCGTCAACCGATGGTTACTTTCTGTTAACAGTCGATGGATTGGTAAATCTAGGCGCAACATTGGCGGTTGGTCAAATCTATGTTTGCTCGGCAACGAAAGGCGGCATTGCACCGTATGCTGATTTGACAACCAATGATTTTGTGACGATCCTCGGTGTCGCTACAACAACGGCACTGCTCGACATTAACTTGCTCGTGAGTGGAGTGCAGAAACCGTAATGACTCGCGTTGGTGTTTTTGCATCGCCAGATGAAGCTCGCGAGTTCAAGCAATTGCTTTTGCAATTGCGTGCAGCAGGCTTTGCGCTGAATGCAGGCAAGCGGCAAGCGGCGGTGTTTGAGGCACCGCAAGAATTTGTTGTTGCGAACACCACCAGCGAAACCGTACCACCGTTCGCCGTGATGCAGTGTATCAGTTATCAAGACGGTGCGATCGAGATCCAGAAGCCAGCGGACAGGTACGGGCAGTCTGGACCGTACTTGATAAACAGCGGTCGAGAAATCAAAGCCAACGAAAGAGGCGTCGGACGCAACATCGGGCCGATCACAGTGCACACTGACGGCAGCGCCGATACTGAGCTACAGCGACTATCAGCAGAAGCGGACGAGTGGTTTGCGATCCGCAATCCAGCAGGCAACCTACTCTACCTCGGCGACAGCGAACTGCGAGACAGCGGCGATTGCGTATTTGCGATCATCGATGGCTATCCGCAAGTAATCGTTTGCAAGACGGGTGGAACCGGTATTGCGGCAGCAAGCGGCAGTGGACCACGAACGATGGGCTCGGCGGAGTGCAGCATCTTTGAAGACGATGGCACCGGCGTGATGACGGACAGCACAATTGACGAGGACATTTACAACATCATGTCAACATCGGTCGGTGCAAATGCGTTTATTCTTGCGTCGCGCAACGATCGCGGATTGTGGGTCGTCACAGCCGAGGACTGTCCCGCATGAAAAAGTTCAGCCCTGGTTGTCTTTGCTGCGGCGGCGACTGCACTGATTCATGTTTTTTTCCGTGCACGGGCGGCGATGATTTGACGGATTGTTCGGTGTGTGGAATCGACATCCAGTTGCCAACGCCAGATACAACCGGACTCGATCCGCTGGTGATTCCGAATCCAGGTTGTCCCGACGAGGCACCGTGCTTTACGTGCTATAAGTGGTTCGATCGTCTCTTCAATTTTTTTCACGTTGGAGGCGATGCCAATGATCCGCCACCAGGAAACGTTTGCAACGACTGGAGCTATACTTGGGATATCAACTTTCTTGGGACGGATATCTACTACACAGAAGATGGCGCAATTAGGATCATTAGAATCGAACCATGCTGGAACTCAAGAGACTACAACTGCCCTTACGAAAACAATCTCGACCTGTTCGCGTGTGATAGCTCCAACGTTGCACTATCAACACCTTGGGTCACAAAAGGCGCACAGGCAAATATCACGCTATCAGGCAACGAGTGGAACGGCACATGCGGAAAGCTAACGGTTGTAGTTCATTATGCGGCGGTTGAATGGCAAATAGGCCAATCAACAATTCCTATCGGCGATCCTGAAGAGTGCGTCGATCCGAAGTGGACTGAGTTTGTCCACACGTTCGAGCTTGACTATTGCACGTGCAGTGACCTATTTAACGCTTTCACCTATGTATCGACGACCACAACTGATTCGTGTGCCGGTGCCGTTGATGATCCGTGCAACTTCGCAGGCGCAACAATTGCACTAAAACAGCGGCCTGACAGGACGGCATATTGCAATGTTTGTGCATGTCTAAACTGTCCAGGTATTCGCTCGGATGAAATCGCGGTATCGATTTCCGGCCCGGTAATCAATGGAACATTTATATTGACCGGTTCGCTAGCATCCGATGGCTATCAGTTTTCGTGCTTCTATCAGTACGATCAAGACATTGCGGCTTGTCCAGAAATCCGCGATTTGCAAGTATTTATTACGTGCCTTTCGTGCGATTTATTCACCGCAACTTTGGCAATATCACACGTCAGCAACTATGTCATTTGGGGCGGCAAAGCAGATCCCTTTGGTTGCGATGATACACCAGTTTTCGAGCAAGTGAATGTCAACAATGGAACACCGCCATGCCAACTCAACGACCACACATTTCAGTTGTCCTTCGTGTCATCGTAGGTACGGACTAAAAGTTAAGGTACTACCGTTCTTTTGCCCTTGCGGTGCAAGGCTCGACGAAATCACGTACCTGTCCGCGAATCCGTACCAACAACCGCTACCGATCGCACGACCGACGCAGGACTTGCCATGCCATCATCGAGGTCAAGCACTGCGTGAAATCAATTGCGGGTGCAGCGGAAAACCTAAGATTTACGCTTGCGACTTACACGGCGAAGCATACCTGCGAAAGCTACCGAAGATGAAACCGGACATGATCGCAGGCTGCACGATGTGCCTTGACTGCGACGACCGACGACAATTTGCGATTGGTGATGTTGGCGTGCTGGCGTGCGTATTCAATCGAATCGGCGGCACTGAAACCTACTGGCAATCAATGCACAAACACCTCGGTATCAGCGGTCTAGTGACACCGCAAGCACCGAAGCATGATCACGCAGCATTCACGCTTGGCCACGGCGAAGACGCAATACGAGAACTATGCGACAGCGTGAAAAACCTTATCGTCTGGGGCGTGACCGACCTTGGAGAAATTACACAAGGTCCGAACCGAATCGCCATTCATCACGGCAGTTTGCAAAGCACTTGGGCGAACAGCGTTTTTGAGAATCAACTCGACTGGTGCGAAAATGCGGTCGCGATTAACGAAGAGGTCGCGGTGCGATACGGTTGCCATTATGTACCAAATGCAATCGAGTTAGACCGAATCGCGGGGCAGCCGAAAATGAAGCAAAAGAAGGTTGCGCTATGGCTCCATCGTGAGGCACAAGAAAAGCGTCCATGGCTTGTGCGCCGAATCGCCGAAGTGCTGCCGGATGACTGGGTGATCGTGGCGAGTCTACCGAGAGAAAGATCGGGTGACAGATTGCACTGTATCGGTCAAGTCGATCATCCCGGCGATTGGCTCGCGACGGCTGATGTTTTCCTGTCGACGGCATCGCAAGAGGGATTCGGTTATTCGGTCGCTGAGGCTATGGCCGCAGGCGTGCCGGTCGTATCGAGTCCATTTGGGATCGCGGCAGATTCGCAGCTCGTCGAGCAGGTCGATAGCGAAGATCCGCAAGCGTGGGTTGATGCGATCCTGAGGGCTGGA